GGCACCGACCGCTACATCAGCGCTCGACGGACGCTCATCTTCGTCAAGGAGGTGACCCGTCGCTCGACGCAGTTCGCCGTATTCGAGAACAACGACCAGCGGCTGTGGTCCTCGCTGCGCATGGCTGCCGACCGTATCCTGCGCCCGCTGTGGGAGGCAGGTGGCCTTCGTGGCCCCAACGCCGCCTCGGCGTACTACATCCGCTGCGATGACTCGATCAACACCCCTGCGGTCATCGCCTCCGGTGAGGTCCACATGGAACTCGGCGTGGCGCTGGAGTACCCAGCGGAATTCGTCATCATCCGCATCACCCAATTCGACCAAGGGTCGTACTCGACCGAAGTCGTACCGTCAGCCTGATCCCAAGGAGGTATCACAATGTCAACATCACCATCCCTTGCGGATCGCACTCGGCTCCGTGCCGATCCAGTCCGCAACTTCAAGTTCCAGGTGCAGTTGTTCCACTCGGACGCCACGCTCTCGCGCATGCTCGGAGAGATGGGCTTCATGTCGGTGGAAGGCATCGCCATGAACACCGACATGGTTCCGTACCGTGAAGGCGGCTGGAACACCAACCCGCACAAGCTCCCAGGGCAGACGGACTTCGCTCCGCTGACCATGAGCGCCGGGGTCTTCGCCACCAAGCCTGGCATGTGGAACCTGGCCAAGCAGATGTTCTCTGTCCAGTGGGGCCAGGGGACCATCAGCATGGGCGAAGAGTTCCGCTACGACATGGCCGTGCGCGTCCTCGACCACCCCGTGACCGATGGTCCTGCCTCTGGCTCTACGAGAGATACCAGCGGCTCGATCATGGCCTTCGCCTTCTACAACTGCTGGACGGCGAGCATCGGCTTCAACAACCTCAGCGCTCAGGACAACGCCATCCTCATCCACCAGATGACGGTCCACCACGAAGGCTTCGACGTGTTCTTCGGAACGCAGGACGCTCAGAACCTCCGTCACGGACTGCAAACCAACCCAGCCATCCGGGTCTCCTGATACCCCGGTAAGGAGCACACATCGTGACCGACGTATTCGCGTCTGAACAACAACACAGTGACAAGCAAGCGGAGATTCGCGCAGCCAAGGAAGCCATCGCAGGGCCGGTGCCGCTGATCAGCGACACCCCCTTGACCACTCTGCAACTGCCTCGGGGCCTGTTCCAACGAGGCAGTTGGCAGAAGGAAGCGGAAGTACGCGAGTTGAACGGGACCGACGAGGAAGCCCTCGCCAAGACCTCCGATCAACTTGCCTTCTTCGCTTCGGTGATCGCCCACGGCGTGGTGCGGATCGGTGAGGTGGACTTCACCTCGGTGCCGATTGCCGAGCGCAAGTTCTACCTGGGAGAACTTCTGCTCGGGGAGCGTGAGCAACTGTTCATGAAGGTGGTGCAGGTGTCGTTCGGGGACCAGAAGGTCCTCCCCTTCACTTGCACCCAGTGCGCCACCGAGCAGGAATTCACGCTGATCATCTCCCAGGACTTCAAGCCCAGGGAGGTGGAGGACACCGACATCATGCAGTATCACACCAAGCACGGCGACGTGCTCGATGTGCGTGCTGCAGTCGGTGCCGATCAAGAAGAGGCCCTCGGCAAGAAGGGGGCCTCGACAGCGGAGCAGAACACCGTGCTGCTCTCACGGTGCATCACCAAGCGCAACGGCGAACTGATCCCCGACCCGCTCGGCTATGCCCGAGCGATGGGCATCAAGGACCGTCTGTCGCTACTGGAGAAGCTGGTCGAGCGCCAGCCATCCATCAGCCTCGACCTGAAAACGACCTGTGTCTCGTGTGGCAGCGAACAGCGAATCGTTCTGGGTTGGGGGGACCTCTTTCGTCCCTAACGACCAAGCCCTGTACATCGATTACGACGTGATCGCTGCCAACTACCCCGGATGGAACCTGAGTGAGATACGAGCGATGACGTTGCGACAACGTGACTTCTGGTTGCGGATGATCAAGTGGAAGAAGGCGCGCTATGCCTGACGAACCTGATGCCACTGGTGCGCGCAACTACTCGACCGCTGCTGGCGCTGATCTGAAAGTCCCACACCTGGAAGCGGCCAAGGCCGGGATCGATGCGATGAACGCCTCGCTGGCGGGCCTCGCCGCGGCGCTCAGCAAGTTCTCGACCAATCCGTTCATGGCCAGCGGTGCCGACCGCATCCTCAAGAACATTGCTGAGCAGGCGTCCAAGACCACCCAGGCCGTCAACTCCACATCCGCAGCCCTCGGCAGCATGAGCGGTGGCGGTGGCGGTGGTGCCCCTTCCGCAACGGCTCCTGCAGGGTCCGGCTGGACTGCCACTGCCGGTTCGCAGGCCTCTGCCGCAATAGCGCAGGTGCGCCCAGGCGGGCTGGAAGGTGGTCAGTATCTCGGTAGCGGCACCGACACGGCGGCAGCTATTGCGTTGGCCCCGATGCGCTTCTTGCGGGAGCGGATGACGACCAACCGCAACACGGCTCTGTCGGCATCGCTCAGCTTGGGCATGGCCTCGCAGCAACAGGGCGCTGGCATCGGCTCGATGCTGTCCACGATGAGCCGCTTTCCCGGCAACGTCATGGGTACCCCTGATGAACTGCTCAGCCTGTTCGGTGCCGCCCCGGCGCTCGGCGCTTCGTACAACTTCGGAGGCAAGGCTGGCGGCCAAGGTGTGCGCGCCGCAGGTCTGTTCGCTGGTGTGCGTGAAGCGCAGATGCTCAACCCTGGAGCCAACGTCGCTGACCTGACTTCGACCATAGGCGGGTATGCCGCGAACACGCGGTCCCAGCAGCAGAGCGCCTATCTGACGGGTGGGGCGATGGGCATGATCAAGCCCGGTGGTGGTCAGAAGAGCTTGAGCGAGTGGGCCGAGTCGGTGCTGCGTTGGTTGGAGGGCCTGCGCGGCGGTGCTGATCGCGGCAAGCCGTTTGACTACGGGCAGTTGATGAGTCAGTACTTCCCCGGCTCCAACATCGACGCTTGGTTCGACGCCAACGGTGTGCCGCAGAACATGCGTGACTACTGGTGGACGTACTCCCTCAGCAAGGCCAACAAGAGCGGCAGCACTGGCGGCGGGGCGATGAAGATCACGCCGGACAGCAAGAACCTCGCTCAGAACCGCCTGCAATCGACCACCGAGTTGACTCGCACCGAGTTCGGCCTGGCCGGTTCGATGATGGGTGCCTACCAGAACCGTGAGGATGCCAACCGCTGGTTCAACCAGATGTTCGGGCAGATGCAGACCACGCTGATACCGGCGTTTGCCAAGAGCCTCGGTGCGTTCATCCAGTTCCTTCCCGACACGATCGAAGAGATGCTGGCCAAGGCCACCGAGATGGGTGTCGGTGGCATCTTCGGGGGCCTTGGCAACGCCTTCAAGGGTGGCGGCGGGGATGTCGGAGACATCGGTGACTACACCACCACTGGAGGGACCAGCACTTCGGGCATGCACCCCGACATGCGCCGCAAGCTCGGCGGGATGCTGCGTGCCAACCCCAAGCTCAGTATCACATCAGGTCTGCGTGACGAGAACATGCAGGGCAACTTGAAGCGCAAGGGCTATAGCCGGGTATCGGGGAAGTCATCGGCGCACACACGGGGCATGGCCGCCGACCTCGGCCCGCCGTCGCAATACGCGTGGATCGTCGCCAACGCTGGCAAGTTCGGCCTCTCGTCCGGCAACAGCCAGGGTGAGCCGTGGCACGTCGGCATGGGCGATGCTCTCAGTGATCTTGCAGGCGGGTTGACGGGCGGCTTCCTGTCAGACCCGGAGAGTGCTGCGACACTCATCGCTCAGTTGATGGGCAACATCTTCGGCAAGATGCAAGGCGGCTCTGGTTCTTCCGGGGGAGTGACTGATGGGCCTGCCTATGATCCGTCGTTCTACGAGCGGCTGGTCAATGCGTCGAACAACATCAAGTCGGGGCTGCCAAGCGGCCCCGGTGTCAGGGCGATCAGTTCGGCGCAGGGCAACACGCTGGGCCAGTCGATGACCCCAGGCGGTAGTAGTAACTCAACAGGCGCATACACAGGGGTGCGCACACCTTCCAACATGATGG